TTTCCTACAGTATAAGCTTTCTCTGAGTTTTCAAAGGCACCTGTTAGCGTATCTCCCATTAGTTTTTGTGTTTGTTCCCATACTTTAGGAGAAACCAATGATCGAAACGCATTGATATTAGTAAGGCTCTTGTCTTGCATACTTTGCATAGCATATTTTCCAGTACGTGCTTGAGCAACCATTAACCTTAAATTGCTTAGTTCTGGAGCAAGACCACGTGCGGCTAAAAATTTTGCTTGTTGGTCATCATCCATGCCAGACAATGCCCCACTTATTTGTGATGGAGAAAAACCAAATATAGTACGGGCATAAGGCCCTAGTCCTGTGGTAACAAAATCACTAATACTGTCCATTTCTCTTAATGCAGCTTGTCTTTGCTTTAATTTTGTAATGTTTCCCTTTGTTGGCAAGAAATCAGGTTGAGGAGGGTTGCTGGGATCAAACCCTTTGCTCTGTAAAATTTGAGGTACGGTATTTCCTTGGGTCAGAAGTGATACAGATTCACTTGGATCAATTCCTGCACCTGCTAATTGAGCTATCTGATAATCTTTTGCATCAACAGGAGAATGTACCCAATTAAAACCTTGCGTCATTTTTTGTTGATATGCCATGTTTGCATAAGGCTTATTTAACATAGCATCTACTAATGCGTTTCCAGTATTAAATGGCGCATAAGATGGAGCTTGTCCACCTTGTTGTAATGCGTTTCCGAAAGGAGGAAATGATGAAACATTTCCACCTGACATAGGAAGATTATTTGAAATAGGAGAAGATGCCTGTCCAATTTGCTGTGGTTGAGACATAGGTGCGCCTTGAGACATTGGCTGACTACCTTGGTTTTTATTGATATATCCCATGTCCATCAATGATTGTATTGTTTTTGCTTCCTCTCCGCCCAATAGTCCTGGATGTTGTAACATATAAGTATTTTTTTGCGCTTCTGAACCATAAAGCCCAGCTTGTGCCCTTTGTAAATTGATCTCTGCCTGCGTCTTTGGAGCATAATATTGAACATTTAAACCCGCTAAAGCATTCGCTAGTCTTAATTGTTCTGGCAAATATTGATTTGTAATATTTTGGCCTTGTGTTTGTGCTTGTCTATAAGCGATTTGAGATTGTATGTCAGGAGCATAATATTGGTTTTTTAATGCAATTGACTGGTTTTCTAAGTTAGAACGGCTTAACGCATTTGTCTGTAATGCGCCTTCCATTACGCTTCCCGCAGGTGCATTCGGCAATGGTATTCTTAATGACATAATAACGTCCCATTAAAATAAATTAGCAATGCTCTGTATAAGGTTGCCTGTCCTTCCCTGTTTTGCTGCTTCTTCACCATAGCCCAATTCTGCTTGGTTGTTCATATAGTTCTGCATAAGATTAGTCAATGAATTACCAGCTTGCATCCCTTGTCCCATCAAACCAAATTCACCTTGCCCATATTGAGTATTTATGCCTAATACGTTCTGTAACCATTGGTTCATATCTTGAGATGAAATATTTTCAGCGTTCTGTTGTGCAAATTGTGTAAGTGGAGTAGACCCAGTCAGTCCTGATGCTGACCCTAAATTTTGGGCAGCACGTATACCTTGTTGTTGCTGAAATTTTGCATAAGGAGATTCTTGATATTTTCCCATCAGATTATTAATAAACCCAGAAGGGTCTTGCATGCCCTTTAACCATTGTTGAAATTGAGGTATTGCGCCTTGTCCTGCTTGGACAAAAGGGTTTAAGTAACTTTGCGCTTGAGGCAAATATTGAGAAAGTATTCCACTTGCTTTTTGATATGGCCTATCAGGATGGCTAAATAGACTAGCTATAAAACTGCCGATATCTCCTGAAACAGAAGACGGGCTCTGTCCAGCACTCATTAACATTCTAGGGTCCATCTCATCATTTCCTTATGATGTTAAACTAAGTTAATCTTAATCCCATTTTATATCTATATTTAAAAGTAGCCCAGTTTAAATTTAAAGATTTTGCTGCCTTCCTTAGTGATTGATAAATAACATTTTTTATTTTTATTTCTTTTCCAAGTTTTTTACTTATTTTTTCTTTAACACTATCTGATATTTTTTTACCGTATTGAGGGTTTTTGTGGCCACTTTGAGAAAATGACATTTTAATTTTTGAAATATCTGTATGCTTCTTGCCAGACATAGTTGGAATATATTTTCTTTTTCCTTCTGACCACATATTTTTTTGTATCTCAGACATTTTTATTTTAATTTTTTCACAATGTTTATATCCTTCACATCCCTCTCCACCGGTTGTCAGGTTAACAAGATCGCATCCATGTTTTTTATAAAATTCAATATAAAAAGATTCTTTTTCTTTCCATTCATTTCCTTCAATTTCATCAATAATTTCCATTATAGGAACCTGATTTTTATTTCTTAATGAAACAATCCATGATGAAAGATGTGTTCCTTTTGTACCTTTAAGACATTTATGTGATTTCATTCTATTTTTTGGCGAAACAGTTTTTCCCACATATCGAATGCAGCCAGTGTCAGGTTCTTTTAAAATATATATATAAGTTTTCAAATTAAGTTCTTCCACGTATTCGCTTCAAATCCCTGAAACTTGTTTAAAGTCGTATTATATATGATTTGCCCATCAACGGGCGACTGTATCGAATTACGTTGTGTGGTCGTAAGCCTCGGTACCAATATCCCAAACTGTGTAAGATATCCTTGCAATGTCTGGATGAATGCAGAAAAATTCGCTACCCATACTTCACTCATTTTCTCATTTTTCCCTCTAATGAGTGGGTCATAATAATTTAACTGGTCTATGTCATTTGCCATTTTCTACTCCGGCATCACTTCAAATGACCATGCTGCCCCTAAAACTATGAAGGGAACATGAGAAAAAAATTCTACTTTTGGAACAAATGCTTGTCCCCTTGGTATGACACCAAGTTTTCGCCATACCGTCCTATGGGTACGTTGTCCCGTCCCGCCAACGGTAGATGCCTGTCGATAATTAAACGTGACCGCCCCGTCTTTAGAAACTGAAAGATAAATAGTAATATCATTTGGATCAACAATGGGTATGCCACCGCCTAGTTCAAGAAAAATATCTAGCCCTGACTCAGTCTGTATTTCATTTCCTGATTCAGTCAATAAAGTCAACAATTGTGTAATGTTTGTAATGTTTGTAAGACCTTGGATTATGTCTACCATGAACCTATCAACACGAGTACGATTATAGGTAGAAGGGACATAAGGTTTTCCTATCCTTATTCTTGGGATGGTTTCTCCATCATTTGTAACAAAGCTATTGTCAACTTCATAAAGAATTGGCAGAGAATAATGTCCATAAAAGTTATTTCCATTAAAGTATCCGTGGGTCTGGGCGGGATGTCTGTCTCCATTTAGGACTTGTTCCTCATGCCATATTTTGCCTTCTTCTATCTGTGGACTGCTTAATGTCACATTATAAACATAGGTATGATTTGCATCGGTAAAATTTAGCCTATAAAAAATGATCCCATTTTCTTTGACGAATATTCCTCTTGAATCTGCAACTTGTTGAGAGGAAGCATATTGGGCTATCTGAAAATCAAGCGCACGGTTAGAGACTGAAATAGATTCTGTTCCTATTACTTCCATTACAGAACCTTGTCCCCCCCTGTCTTGAGACAAGAACATCAATAAATCAAAACTTGCTGCAATGCTTCCAGCCGAAGGCGTCCCATATTCCATCAATAGCGCATTATTGCGCCTTAATGGCAAATTGGTACCTGCACCTGCGTTCTCCCATACTTCCGTATAAAAGAGAGAAAACAAAAAAACACGTCTGTGCAATGTACGACAAGCAACAATGTTTCCAGGATGTGAATTGATCGTACCTAATTGAAGTTGTCCAGGGATGCCATTGGTATCATTGGTGATCGTATTGGTAGGTACCCCATTAGTCGTCAAATTAATAAACGTATTGCTAAGTGCATTTGCATAGGTCGTTGCGACCTTAATATGTGTTGCATCTATAGGTATCGCAAAATAGACCGTACCTGCTACAAGGGGTGCAGGCAATGTACCAGTAGTTGATACTTCAAACTGTTGACCCAATACATACTGTGTAGAGACAGTCAATTCATCTGTCACACTGCTTGCTGTAAACGTATTAGCAACAAGCCCCCAACTATAAACATCATTAAACCCAGAGAGTTGGAACTGGTTCGTACCACCATTTGCGACCAATAAAAACCCATCAATAAAACACACATCAATAGGCGACAAAGGAAAGCTAGGGTCTACCAACCTTAAGTTGGGCGTAAATGTATTGTTGCCAGTGTCCCATACAAAACCGACCTGACCGTCCACAAAAAGGATCTGAGGGCCAGTCGCATTGTTATTGGCGTCTACCCCAACATATCCAGTTGATGTAGGTAGAGGAGCAGGATTAAGTTTGGTCAGGTTATTATTAATGTCCCTACGCCAAACGTCTTGTCCAATTACAAAATATTCAAAACCATTTAATACAAACTCAGTTCGAAACCCACCTGTTGTCGTACCAAATACAAGACCCGTGTTTTGTAGGCCAGAGGTAGATATTAGTGACCGTGGCTTCTTTCCTTTAGGATCAATGTATTCAAACAGGTTTATCGTGCGTTCAGCATCAATATTGGGGAACCGCTGGTTATTAAAACTGCCTACAAGTTCATAGTCTTCAATAGGCATATTAATAACTCAATATATTAGGCCAATAGAACGGCTCAGGTGCTGTCAAAGTGACAGAAGGACGAATAGTTAAGTCAGTTTCATTACAGTTCTTAAATGTATTGTAATAGTCGTTATATTCGTCTTCATTCTGTTGAGGCCAGTTTCCAGAAGGATAATAGGCCATAAATTTACGGGCAAGCGCGTATTTAAGAAAACCATAATAATTGGGCGGAAGCTCTCCTAATGTTTCCATATTGCTAAGTTCATTGATCATGCACTTGACTTGTATTTTGCAAACATAGGGCTGGTCTGGTACGGGGTATAATGTAATAAATGACTCTTGCGCCTGTTTATCTAAGAAAATAAAACCAGGCCGTGCCAATAGGTTGGTTTGTCTAACTACGTTCCAATAAGTCGCCTTATTTATGATGCGCAAAGGATAAACTAATGATGCGTTTACTGGTTGTATCGGAAAATTAAACGTCGTGATGATGTTTAAGCCAATACCAGGGGTCGTAATGTCAATAAAGTTACCAAGCAGCGCATTTTGTGAAGTAGATGCCAAATAAAGCTCAGTGGGGCTAACATTGATCGTCCAATAAGTAGTGCCTGGTATCAGTGGCTGTGGCAGAAATGAGGACGTAGACAATGTAACAGGCGTATTGGTAGGAAAATTTGCCGTCGATGCAATAGTCAATAGGTTAGTTGCTGGACTTGCTGTAAACGAAAAGCTAATTGGGACGCCACCTGCCGGTGATCCATTTGCCGGGACAAAATAGTTTGCAAAAGAAAGGTCTACCACCCGGTCTTGGTTAATGTTTGCTGGGACTATATCTGAAATAGAATAAGTGTCTTGCCCTACTACCATCGTAAAATCAATAGTGGTAAGAAAAGGAATGTAAATACTGTCTGATGAAAACTTGTCAAGGAGTTCATTGATCAATTCAAGGCCAGTGGTCAACATGAAAGCGTCGGGTGTTTCACCGACGCCCAGTTCTCCAATTAGATACATCGCATTGACAATGACATCATTGGTCGTGCGTACAACTTGTGGCATCCTGCCCTCCTACGTCGAACGTTCGACTAGGAACCGTCTCCTTGGCCTAAGAGTCGTCCCCTTGGCCATCTACCGGAAACGCAACAGGATCAAGCCCTGCGGTCAGTTTCTTACCAAACCCTTGCGCCCATTCACCAGTGTTTTGCATGGTGGCATTAAACTCCATCAGCTCACCCGGCATGTTCGGACGTTTTCCAGCGTACTTGTCCAATGAGGCTTGTTCTTTCTTTACAAATGCGTTTTTAGCAGAATGCTGTGACTCATAACGC